TGTGGTGATGAACCTCGGGCCGAAGTACCTGATCGTGCCCGCCGCGAAAGAGACGCTGGCGAACCAATACACCAGCGCCGATTTCGTCAGCGCCAAGTCGAGCGACATCAACCCGTTCAAGAACGCGCTGGAAGTCATCGTCGAAGGCCGGCTCGATGCATCGAGCACCACGGCCTGGTACACGGCGGCCGATCCCTCCGTCATCGATACCGTCGAGTACTGCTACCTGGAAGGGCAGCAGGGCGTGTATCTCGAAACCCGCCAGGGCTTCGAAGTCGACGGCATGGAACTCAAGGCCCGCCTCGACTTCGCCGCCAAGGCCATCGACTACCGCGGCCTGTTCAAGAACGCCGGTGCCTGATGAGACCGGGCGGGAGCGATCCCGCCCGATTCACGCCCCCATCACCTGAAAGGAAACGACATGAAAAACTATATCCAGTCCGGCGAAACGCTGACGCTGACGCCCTCGGCTGACGTGGCGGCCGGCACCGGCTACCTGTTCGGCGCCGGCCTGTTCGGCATCGCCGCCAATGACGTGGTCAGCGGCGCCGCCGGCGAGTTCGCCATGGAAGGCGTCTTCGAAGTGGCGAAAACCTCGGCGCTGGCAATCAGCGTCGGCGACCGCCTGTTCTGGGACGCCACCAACAAGTGCGTCAACAAGACCGCCACCGCGCAGCAGCAAGTCGGCATCGCGGTCGAGGCAGCGGCCAATCCGTCGGCCACGGTCAAGATGCTTCTTGAATCGGCCCTGCCGGTGGCGACATGAAGAACTACATCCAGCCCGGCGATACCCTCACCCTGGTCGCGCCCTATACGCGGCTGGCGGGCGAGGGTGCCCAGATCGGCGCCGTCTTTGGCGTCGCCTGCAACGATGTGACCAGCGGTGCCGATGGTGAATTCCAGCGCGTCGGCGTCTTCGACCTGACCGCGCTATCCACCGCCACCGGCGCGCAAGGCGCGAAAGCCTACTGGGACGACGGCAACAAGCGCGTCGATACCGACGGCACGGTCGGCATGCTGATCGGCGCCCTGATCACCGCCAAGACCAACGGCCAGACCACCGCTCGTGTGGTGCTGAACGACGGCACCCCTTCGACCGCCGAAGGCCCGGAAGGCGCTATCGCCGACCTCAGCGGCACGCTGACCGGCACCGTCAATGGTGCGCTGGTCGATGTCGCCGCCACGGCGGGTTCTTGCGCCGGAGGGGCGACGCCGGCCGCGTCCGATGTCGATACCGCCATTGCCACCGCGGTAGCCTCCATCGTCGGCGGAGTGAACGAGCAGAACAAGGAGTTCCAGGCGAAGTTCAACGCCCTGCTCGCCGCCCTGCGCGCTGCCGGAATCATCGCGACCTGATCATGGTCGATTGGGCGAAACACACCAGGCGCGCCGTCACAGTGGTCGGGGAACCGATCACTGTGGCGGGCGTCGCCTGTGTGGGTGATTTTCGCCAGGCGCAGAACGATGCATTCGGCATCGTTGATAACGTCAAGCCGTCGATTCAGATCGACGACAGCATTTCTGTGGCGGTGGGGGATGTTGTGGTGCACGGCGCGGTGAATTACACCGTGGCCGAGCTGGACCGCTCCACTCCCGGCCTGATCAAGGCTTATCTGAAATGAGCACCAGCACCCGCGAAGCCATCCTCGCCGCGGTAAAGGCGCAGTTGGTCGCGGCCAATATCGCCAATGGGCGTGTCTATCGCGGGCGCCGCGAGCAGATCCCCGACGTGCCTTCTATCGAGATCGAGCGTGTCAGCGGAAATTCCAGCGAAATTGCGCTGGGTGCGATGGATCACGACATGAAGTTTTCCGTGGCGGTAGTCGCCAAGGGTGACACGCCCGATACCGCCGCCGACGCCACCCTGCTTGCGGTGCATGCCGCGCTGATTGCCGACCGTTCGCTGGGGTTGGGCAATGGGGTGTTGATGCGGCCCGATTTCGAGTCGGAACTTGAAATCGACAACTACGACTTCGCGCGCTCGATACATCACTACACCGTCACTTACCGCACCACCGGAGCCGACTTTTAAGGAGTAGCACCATGCCCGCACTGACCCCTCGCTACGTTCGCAATTCGGCGATCCTGGCCAAGACCGAAACCACCTACGGCACCGACCCGACGCCGACCGGTGCGGCCAATGCCATCCTGGTGAGTAACCTATCGATCACGCCGCTCAACGCGCAGAACGTCAATCGCGACCTGATCCGCGGCTACTTCGGCGCCAGCGAGCAGCTGGTGGGCAATGCCCATGTCGAGGTCAAGTTCGATGTCGAGCTTGCCGGCAGCGGCACGGCCGGCACGGCGCCCGCCTATGGGCCGCTGCTGATCGGCTGCGGCATGGCAGAAACGGCCACCCCCACCTATCACGTTGTCTATGACCCGATCAGCAGCGGGCAGAAGGGCACCACCATCTGGTACTACGTCGATGGCGTCAAGCATGTGCTCAACGGCGCGCGCGGCAATGTCGAGTTCAAGATGGGCCTGGGCGAGCGCCCGATCATGTCCTTCACCTTCATGGGGCTCGATGGCGGCGTGACCGCCACCGGCCTGCCGTCGCAGACGCTGACCGCGTTCAAGACGCCGATCGCGGTGACGGATTCCAACACCAGCGATTTCACCCTGGGCAGCGCGCTGACCCTGGGCAGCGCGATCCCCTCTATCTCCGGTGGCACGGTGTATCCCTCCGAAGGCATGAGCGTGAATTTCGGCAACACGCTGAACTACGTTCCGCTGCTGGGCGGCGAGTCGATCGATATCGTCAACCGCGAAACCACCGGCAAGGTGACGCTCGACCTCACCGCCGCGCAGCAGGCCACCTTCCACACCGACATCAAGGCCAACACCACGACCACGGCAACTTTCCTGCACGGCACGACGGCGGGCAACAAGATCATCTTGTCGGCGCTGGCCGTGCAGCGCATCAACCCGGCCTACACCGACAAGAACGGCCGCGTCATGACCGACATGGACCTGCGCTTCCTGCCCAGCGCTGGCAATGATGAACTCAAGCTGGTGGTGTTCTGATGATCAAGCTCATCCCGAACCCCACCTTCAAGGCGCGCGTGCCCTTCACCGTACCTGGCGCCGACGAGCCGGCGGTGATCGAGATCGAATTCGCGCACCGCGCCCCGGCCGCGCTTGCCGCGTGGTGGTCCGCCTCGCAGGAGCTTCCCGCCGCGCGCGCGTTTGCCGACATCGTGCTGTCCTGGTCCGGCGTGATCGACGAATCCGGCGCCGAGGTGGCGTGCACGCCAGAGACGCTGGCGCAGTTCCTCGCCGGCAGTGCTACGCGCGGCCAGGAACTGCTGCGCGCCTACCTGCGCGAGCTGACCGAGAGCCGCTTAAAAAACTGATGGCGGCTGCCCGTCGCCTGGTCAAAGGCGACGCCGGCAGCCCGATCAACGAAGAAGCACTAGCCGCATTCGGGCTGGTGCATGTGGGCGAAGTGGAGGACAGACGCATTCCGGTCTGGCCCGAAAACGTGAAGACAGTCGAGGTATTTTCGGCGATGGGAACACAGTGGAACGTAGCGGGCAAGGGCGGCGTGGTCGGCCTGCGCTACGAATCCCTGGCTGTTGTGATGCGGCTGTGCGCCGTGCCCGCTGCCGAGCGCGAGCAGGTCTTCCACGGCTTGCGGCACATGGAGCGCGCCGCGCTGGAGGACTTGAACCGTGGCCGCTGACAACAACACCAAGATTGTCATTTCCGCGGTCGACCAGACGCAGGCCGCGATCAGCAGCGCCAGCGCCGGTATCCAGTCGCTGTCGGCCACGATTGCCGCGATGCCCGGTTTCAGCGGCGTCGCCGCCAGCCTGGGCGCACTGGCCAGCGGCGCTGCGATCAAGACCCTGATCGGCGACACCATCGAGTGGGCGGCGTCGATGAAGGATATGGCCGCACGTACAGGTTCCACGGCAGAAAATATGTCGTCGATCGCGGCGCAGGCCAAGATCACCGGAATCGACATGGCGACCGTGGAAGCCGGTATCGTCAAGATGAATCGGGCGCTGGCTGGTGGTGATGA